GACGGCGGAGCGGTATTGTCGCAAGAACGACACCGTCGATTTCTGAACCTCTCCTGCCCGGAATGCTCGGGTTCTGCTCAGTACAAGGCGCTGGATTGACCGGGGCTGCGAATGAGTGGAGAGACCTACGCCGCAAAAATTAGCCCTCGAGATCGCGGAACGTCGGGCAAGACCCGATGCGCCGGACGGCAGCCAGAAATCGCCCCGAGGCAAACCTGCCGCGACAAAGAAGGCCAGGCTGATAGGGCTATTGAGTGCCCGGCATGGTGCAAAGGCCCCAAAACTGTGTGAGGCACTGGGCTGGCAAAGGCACACAGTCCGGGCGGCTCTGTCGGGTTTGCGCAAGGAGGGGTATGCCATCGATGTGACTAGGTCCGTACGAGACGGGGCCACAGTTTACCGGATTACAGGTCTGCCCGGGGCGGCTCAGTGATGGTCATCCCGGCAATAACAAAAGCCACCGGACCTTCAGGGGGTCAGTGTCGGAAGACCTGCGAGGCTCAGTGGCTGGAGGTCTATGGTCGAGCTCCGCCAAAACATCTGTCGACCCGGTTCATGCAGCGGGCCTTGGGTTGGGAGATCCAGGCAAACAAAACGGGCGGCTTGTCCTCTGCAACAAGACGAGCGCTGCACTCCATAGCCAAAGGAAAACTGGCTAAACGGGCAATCCCGCGCAAATTGGCCGCGGGTGTTCATCTGGTGCGCGAATGGAACGGGCGGACCTATCAGGTGGAGGTTCTGGAAATTGGTTTCCGGATGGACGGCCGGGAGTACGCATCCCTGACGGCAATCGCGAAGAAGATCACCGGTGCAAACTGGTCTGGACCGCGGTTCTTTGGTCTGACTGGGTGTTGAGATGAACAGGATCCGCTGCGCCATCTATACCCGCAAATCCTCGGAGGAGGGGCTGGAACAGGACTTCAACTCACTACATGCGCAACGCGATGCCTGTGAGGCTTATATTGTCAGCCAGAAGCATGAGGGATGGGTGCCACTGGCGCAGTAGTATGATGATGGAGGTATATCCGGTGGGACGCTCGAACGCCCGGCGCTCAAGTGTTTGATGCAGGATATTGATGACGGTCTGGTGGATCAGATCGTGGTCTACAAGATCGACCGGTTGACGCGCTCACTTGCGGATTTTGCCCAGCTTGTGGACCGGCTGGAAGCCGCGAAGGCCTCGTTCGTGTCGGTAACGCAATCATTTAACACCGCCACCAGCATGGGACGCCTGACCCTGAATGTGCTTCTCAGCTTTGCTCAGTTTGAGCGAGAAGTCACAGCCGAGCGTATTCGGGACAAGATAGCCGCGTCAAAGAAGAAGGGCCTTTGGATGGGCGGGCAGGTGCCCTTGGGCTATGACGCGGATGGGCGGACCCTCAAAATCAATGCGGCGGAGGCTGCAACGGTTACAACCTTGTATGACCTCTATCTCCGGCATCGGACCGTCCGCCGGGTGAAAGAAGAAGCCTACAGGCTGGGCCTCCGCTCAAAGCTGCGCATCACAGCCAGCGGTGATCACAGAGGCGGTCAATCACTTGATCGCGGCCACATCCATCACATGCTGACCAACCCGGTCTACGCCGGGCGCATACGGCATCGCAGCAGAGCTTATGAAGGGTTGCATGACGCAATCATTGACCTCGAAATCTGGGATGACGTCCAAACGAGATTGCAGCAAAAAGCGCCGCATCTGCGAGGCGCAGGCAAGGCAGTTTCTGATCCATCGCTTCTGATCGGAAAGCTCTTTGATGAGACCGGCGATCGTCTGACCCCGAGCCACACCAGCAAGGGAGGTAAACGCCATCGCTATTATATCTCACATCGGATGGTGAAGCAGGCGGGGGGTAAGGACCTGACCGGCTGGCGCCTTCCCGCCCGACCGCTGGAAGAGCATATTGCACAGGTGATGGCAGAACGTCTGTTCGCGCTTGGAACGCCAGGAAACGTCAAGGACCTAACGTCAGGTGACATCATCGCGATCAAAACTGAAGCCGAGTTGGTTTGCCTGAAGAGGAAAACGCTGTTTGGCCTGATCGATTGGATAGAGATCTCTGCGGGCAACATCACATTCCAACTTAATGCAAACGCCATGGCAGCTTTGATGCAGCTTCCGGGGGATCGCATTGAACCCGGTGCCCTGCGGTTCAGCCGGCCATTCCAGATGCGCAAACGCGGGGTCGAGACGCGGCTCATTGTTGGCAACAATGCACCCGACCCGGACGACGTTCTTATCCGTAACCTGGCCAGGGCACATCGCTGGTTTGGAATGATCAAACTGGGGCAGTCCTACGATGAGATTGCGACTATCGAAGGAACGTCAAAGCGGCGCATTCAGCAGGTCATTGAATGGGTACTGCTCGCGCCGGACATTGTGCGGATGATCCTTGAGGGGCGCCAACCAATTGGCCTGACCTCCAATTGGCTTCTTCGTCACACTCTGCCCAGCGACTGGCAGGAACAGCGCCAGCTCATCGCCACACTTTGAGACGGGAATCTGCTGGCAAAACCATCTTCAACAAGCACATGTGTATCGCGTAATTGGCCAGCCGAGACACTCGGTGAATTTTGCTTGGATACAGAGCCTCCGACGCGTCTCGCATAGCTTCAGGCATCCGCAAGCGACGCAAAAAGCGCAGCTATCTTTGCTACACTCGTATGTCGGCTGTTTTCGGGAAGTGACTGGCTGACCGCATCGGATTCGATCAAACAGTACATCTTTTGTTGGAGGCGCGATTAATTGCAGGTTTAAGTGGCGTTTGACGTGTTTGACGCAAATACGACTGGACTTGCCTGTTGAACAGAGCGGTACTGTCCGTACGGACGCACCTTTTTACAGTGCTCCATTTCCTCTGCCCGGCGCTCCGGGCTCTCTTCGGTACCGGGGTCGCGTTGGCTTCGGTTGATGAGGATGGAGAACATCATGACCAAAACGACAAAATCGGCAAACGCACTTAAAGCAGCAGCAGTGCGAAGCCCAAAACGGATTACTGCGGCTGCCAAGTCGACGAAGAAGGCTTGGTTGATCGCCTTACTCAGCCGCAAGAGCGGGGCTGACATGCCATGCCTTAGCACAACCCTTGGATGGTTACCGCACACGACACGGGCGGCGCTGGCGGGCCTGCGCAAGGCTGGCTATGAGATTACCAAGGTTAAACCTGGAAATGGGAAGCCCTCGCGATACCAAATCATGGGATCGCCAGAAGCGGATGTAGTCTGATGGCGAGTGATGCTGTCATAGCGTCACGATGGGGGGCGCTGGCGGAGATGGACCGCTCCGACCTCCGCGTCGCTTGGGCGACGGCTTTTGGGGAGGCACCGCCGCATTTCCTTTCGATGATTTTCATGCGCAAGGCGTTGATCTGGGATGCCCAGTGTCGCAGGTCCGGGGGGATATCTTCGGACCTGAAGCGTGCCCTTAAGGCCTCGGCAAGTGGCAGGTCCGTCAGAAACCCTGCGCCTGCGATCCGCACTGGGACGCAACTCGTTCGAGAATGGAACGGCCGCAGGTATCAGGTGGACGCGACTGAGGATGGGTATGTGCTGAACGGCGCGCGGTTCAAATCGCTTTCGGCCATTGCACTGCACATCACGGGGACAAGTTGGTCGGGCCCTCGCTTCTTTGGTCTCGTAACAGCGAAAGGCAGCGGCGCATGAAGAAGGTCCGCTGCGCTATCTATACCCGCAAGAGTTCCGAAGAGGGCCTTGAGCAGGAATTCAACTCGCTGGATGCACAACGCGAGGCTTGCGCGTCCTACGTGGCCAGCCAGAAGCACGAAGGCTGGGTGCTGCTGCCAGCGGCCTACGAAGATGGCGGCTTGTCGGGGGGATCGCTTGAACGCCCCGCACTGCAACGTCTGATGCAGGACATGCGGGACGGCCATGTGGATCAGATCATCGTCTACAAGATCGATCGGCTGACACGGTCGTTGGCAGACTTCTCGAAGATCGTCGACGTGCTGGATGCCGCAGGCGCGTCCTTCGTGTCTGTGACCCAATCGTTCAACACGGCAACGAGCATGGGGCGGCTCACGTTGAACATGCTGCTGAGCTTTGCACAGTTTGAACGTGAGGTGACGGCAGAGCGGATCCGGGACAAGATCGCTGCCTCCAAACGCAAGGGGCTGTGGATGGGCGGTAATGTCCCCTTGGGATATGACCCCGATGGGAGAACACTCAAGATCAACGAGGTGGATGCCCGGATTATCCGCACCATTTACGATCTCTACAAAGAACATCGCAACATCCGGATTGTCAAAACCGAAGCCGACAAGCGGGGCCTGAAGACTGCAATCCGCACACTATCGTCAGGTCGCTTGAAAGGCGGGACTGCGTTCAGCTTCGGACATATCTATTACATTCTGTGCAACCCGATCTACGCAGGCCGTATCAGACACAAGGCAAAGGTCTGGCCTGGCCAACACCCAGCACTTATTGATCCTGTTGATTGGGACGGGGTGCAAGAGCAGCTGAAATCCGGTGCTGTTGTGTCGCGCTCGGGGAAGGGTAGAAGCGGGGAGGGTGTTAAGAAGCATGTGTCAATGCTGGCTGGAAAGGTGTTTGACGAAACGGGCGATCGGTTGACACCCAGCCATACCAAGACCGGCAAAGGTCGCAGGCTACGCTACTACGTGTCTCATCGTTTGATCCGCAGCGCTGGCCCAAAGGATCCGAGTGGCTGGCGGCTGCCAGCGCCAGAACTTGAAACTTTAGTCGCCAGTTTGCTCAGAACGCATCTGGGTGCGGCGGCCGTGCAGGTCAACCTCATCAGCCTCGCAACGACGGAAGAGATTGTCCTGATTGCCAAGCAGATAACGGCGTTGACCAACCTCGAGAACGAAACCGCCGATGAGACGACTAAGATCCTGCTCCGCCTGATTGAACGCATTCAAATCATGCCGGGGAAAATCCAGATTACGATCTCAGCGAGCGCCATTGCCGAAACACTGACAGTTGACGCAAAGCGGATC